AATTGACGCTGATTTTGCACTGGGGCGCAATTACGTCAGCGCAACAGTCGATCCCGACATGTGGGATGATGATTACCGCCCGCTGGTTGATGCACCGGGCGACCCCTGCGATAAATTGACGGTGGACCTGGACGGCGTAGAGTACGCCGACCGACCAACGATGGGAGCATATCAATACGTCGAGGATGCGCCAATGCCGCCGCAAAATGTCGTCGTGGGTAGAGAGTATTGGTTCAGCTTTGGAGAATACGGACGGGTGAGGGCGAGAATAGATGAATAATTTAGAGAGGCTACAGGCGCTATCGATCCAGGCTGACAATCTGGCCGAGGACCTGGCGAATTACATTGAAGGGCTAGAACCCGACGAGCTAAATCTGGAATACCGTGACATTCGGGGTGAACTGGCGACCAATCCGGGGCCTTACACAAACGCGGCTCTGAATCGGGATGGTGGATGGTGGCAACGGCGACTAGATCAGATCGTCGGCGTTACGATACACCACACGTTGTCAAACTCGCCTCATGCCACAGCCGAGCATTACATCAACAAGGGCGGCGGCAGGCCCACCATTCCGTATACATTCTGGATCACGCAGACCGGGGAAATTCTTTGGTGCGTGGCGCTAGATCGGGGGCTTTGGCACGATCATACAGGCCACGAAAACACGAATCTGAGCGTTGGGCTGGCTGGCAAATTGCACATACTTGAGCCGCCAGATGTGCAGCTTGACGCGGCTGTCAGGTTGTGCGTGTGGGCCATTGAGAATCTGCCCAGCCTGACGAGCATTGAGCAGGTCAAGGGCCACAGAGATCACATTCAAACCATTTGCCCTGGTTGGGACAAGTGGAAAGAACGTTTTTACAGCAAATTGAGAGAGGCGATAAAATGACTGACAAAATTTTAGCTCCCTGGCGCGATGGGACGCCAGAAGGGGAACGAAGCGCAGACTTTGTTAGCCTTGTGATAGCTCATGTGCATGAACATGCACCAGAATCAACACAGGGAATAAGAAAGCACGGGGTTGGGCCTTATTTGTTTACCGTTGCGGTTGATTCTGGTTTTGAAATTGGCGGGGAGAAAATTCTGCAAAAAATGCACAACGATTATCTTTTTGCCGCCTTGGGTGATCCTGAAACCCTGGACAATATTGACCGAACAGCTGCCCGCGTGCGCAAGGTAGCTGATGGCATTCGAGCGGTGGCAGCGTGAAAAGTCTGCTGGCCCACCGGCATTTTCTGAACCGCGCACAAAGGGCGCTCCTGGTTCTGGGCTTCGTCCCGGTGATAGGGATAATCGTCAACCTGTTCTGGCCGCCAGTGCATTCCTACCTGCCAGAACAATGTCTCCTTTTCGTGTTGGCCGTGGCGGCGTTCCTTCTCTCGTTCGCCACGGCCACGGGGGCGATGTGGCTCTACTGCGCCACGGCGCTTTTACCGGTCGGCGCGATGCTAGAATATTATCAGGCCGTCGGCGGCGGATTTAGCGCGCTGGAGCTTGCGCCGTGCCTGGGCGTGCTGCTCATGGCGGTTCTGACGCTGGACGGGCGCGCCACGCTGGCCTACGGCGCGCTGGCAATGGCGGCAAGTGGAGTACTCACGGGGCGCATACGCGGCGACGTGGGGCAGGCGGGTGCGCTGGTATTTGCAGCGGGGACGCTGACATTTTGTGTTCTGCGTTGGCTGAATTGTGACGCGCAGGTTCTACACCGAGAAGTAGAGCAGTTGCGCAGTAAAACGGTCGAGTTAGGGGCATTGGGAAATTTCATCATTCAACAACAACAGGAGCTAGCCAATGAAGACCCCTGACCCATTTGAACGTCTTTCACAGCAAATTACAGAGTACACAATAGAGTTGGAGAATATCATGGCAGCCGTGGCCGTCATAGATGCTAAAATTGACGAGATGCGAACGGACCGCGCCGCACATAGACTGGAGCTATTGCAGGCAAATGAGGAGCGAGACCGTCTGCTGGCGCGCGTCTCTGGTCAGCTAGAAATCCTCAATGCCACGATGTCCGATGTGGGGGCGGAGATTGCCAGCGCGGCGCGGCAACTGGCAGACCTGGTAGAGCCTGGGGCAAAAAAAAAGCCGCGTTTGGCGCTGCGTTGAGGCGGTCTGGCGCTTGCCTGGACGGCGAGGGGGATGTGAACGATGACTGACGACCTGGTTAGCGCCTGGCTCGACCTGGCACGTTTTTACGACGTTGGAACCGAGTCACTGACAGCCGGACCCATTGTCGATTGGATGGACATCGAGCCAGAACCGCGCATCAACGAGCGCAAGCCTAAGCCATCTCTACATCATGATACCCGCGTGGCGCACACGACGCGCGGTGGACGGGGGTGCGTGGCGCGGTTGATGAAAAGACGGACAAGGAGAAAGCAATGTCGGTTGTAGCGTGTAAGATTTTGCCAGGTGGCTTTGAAATCGCCGCCGATTCACTATCCGTGCATGGGTACACCAAGACCAAAAACAACGTAAGATTCTCGAAGCTATTCGAGGTCGATGGCCTGGTCATCGGCGGCGTAGGTCTACCTGAGGACATGGCGCTCTTGGAATTATTTGCCATGACTCATAAACCGGCGGAACCCACGGAGCGCGCCGTCCTAGAATTTTGGTCGGAGTTCGCAGACTGGAAAAGGAAAAAGACCGATATTGACAGCGCCTTTCTAATTGGCCTAGACGACAGAGTTTTCCTGCTTGACGCTTGGCTTATAACGCAGGTCTTAACCTTTGAGGCTATTGGCGAAGGGATGGATTTTGCCCGGGCCGCGCTATATCTTGGACACGATGCCGAGAAGGCCGTGGAGACCGCTATTGAATTGAATGTTTGGTGCGATTCGCCCGTTAGGGTGATAAGGAAGCCGGCAAGGAGAAAGCCGTGACGGTATCACAGGCATTGGCGCTGTTTGCCAACAGCTTCCCCGTTGCGCACACGACACGCGGCGGATGTGGGCGAGTAGGGCGAGATGAACATTGAAATTCTCCAAGTTGCCGGCATTAACCACGCCCTGCGTTGGATGCGGTATGCAAAGCAGACCGAGGGCGATACAGAATTATGTGACTTGAGCAATATCCGTGGAGCAAAGACAGTGGAGATGAAATCTGGCGTCTGGCTAGGCCCACGCGATGAACGTCTGGCCCGCGCCCTTGTCGCCGCCCCGCGTGACTCGCACTCCAAGATGTGCCGCGTTATCCAGGTCTGGATGGACGTTACCGCGCCGCTCAAATGGTGGAAACAATTCGATACGTACAAAGTCGGCACGGTTGCCTTGTCCACCTCGACGATGAACAGCATAATGGACCGGGAACTGACGGTTGACGATTTTGGTCCGCTGGTAGAACACGCAGTAATTAGTATGCTAAATGATTTTATCAGAGGGGGCTACGAACAATCCGTTTTTGCTAACCTGCCGCTGGACTATTTGCAATTGCGCGGCGTTCTCTGTAATTACCAGGTCTTGCGTAACATCTACCTGGATAGACAGCACCACAAGCTGGGTGAGTGGCAGACGTTTTTATCCGCGATTCGCGAGCAATGCCCGTACAGCGAGGAGTTGATTTTTTGTGAATAGCACGTCATCATTCAACCCATCAAAACCGTACCGAATACACACCCCGCGCCAGGCGGAAGGTTCGCCCACGAACCGGTTAGATTTGATTGCCAGGTTCTTGACCTGGTTGCAGGTGAAAATATGAACGCTGACGAGCGAGCACGAATGGCGCAAGCCGCCAAGTCAATGTTGCATTCTATTGAGCGGGATTTGTTTGGTGTACATGGCGAGAGCGCATCAACCTGTTGCGGCGATACCCCTGTGCCCCTGACAACCGAGGCGTTGCTGGAAAACATCGCTATGATGCGAGCGATGTTGCCCGTGGTTTATTATCGCGTGTGCGAATCTTTGCCGAGTGAGATGTACGGCAGGTCTATTTTGTGTTCGGCCAGATCGTTTGGCAACGACCAATATTTTATGGTGCGGCCTGATAGATTGCCAGATTTCCGACGCGCTTTTAGTCCGGCAAAATTTGTGGAGTACACGCCAGAACTAGCCATCAAACAAATCAAAAGTGAATATTTGTCAACGATGACGCAATGGGCGGCAGAATATAAGACAGCCTGGGTGATGTATGAACGCTGACGACAAAGCCAGAACCGATCTGGCGCACTCTATCCGCCTGCTGGCCCTGGCGCTAAATCGTCTGGCGACCGAGATAGAGCGACCGGTGAGAGAACGACCATTCTATCCAGTCGGCGACGTCGCTCTCGCCAACGAAGGCGTTGAGCACTGGGAGTCAATGCTGGACGCGGACCCGCTGACGAATGAAATCGAAGCGGCGTCCAAACTTGACCGATATGGTATAATTAGTAAAGAGAGTGAAAAAGTAAGATTGGCACTACACGAAAAATGAAGCACAAGGTTGTCGAGGCGCTTTTGCCTCTCCTGGTAGAAATAGATAGTCTGGCGCTGGACCCGGCCAATGCCCGCGAGGGTCACGACGTCGCGGGCATAGCGGCGAGTCTGCGCGAATTTGGGCAACGGACGCCGTTGGTTGCTCTTAATAACGGCACGGGCAGGTTGCTCAAGGGCAATGGTACGCTCAGGGCGGCGTGCTCATTGGGCTGGACGCACGTGGCGGCCATTCTGGTCGAGGATGACGCCACGACCGCGACGCGCTATGCAATAGCTGATAACCGACTTGGCGACAAGAGTCATTTCAGCCTGGATGCGCTGGGGAAGCTCTTGGATAGCCTGGATGAGCCGGAGAGCGTGCCTGGGGCTGACGAGGATTGGCTTGAGGAAGTGCGGGCGTTGAGTGCAGAGCCGGTAGACTATGATGATGTAAGCGAGCTTTGGGAAGGTATGCCTGAGTTTGAGCAGGAAGATTTAAGTCCATATCAAACTATCAAGGTGCATTTTGCCAGCGAGGGAGATCGGGAGAGTTTTGCAGGGCTGATTGGGCAACATTTGACGGAGAATACTAAAAGCGTCTGGTACCCGCTAATGCCTAAAATAATCAAGGGCGTTTATGAGTAATAGTCTTAGATATCCACTTTATATTATTTCTAAGGGTAGATGGGAGCGTAGAGCAACATCTAAGGCGCTCGAAAAAATAAACGTTCCCTACCATATCGTAATAGAACCGCAGGAGTTTGACCAATATGCAGCCGCGATAGACGAGAGCAAGATTTTGGTTTTGCCATTCTCAAATTTAGGGCAAGGTTCAATCCCAGCGCGTAATTGGGTATGGGAACATGCCATTGAGCGCGACGCAGAAAGACACTGGATACTAGATGACAACATTAGAGAATTTTATTATTTAAATCGCAACTATCACAATCACATTAGCACAGGATTTACTTTTAGAGCAATTGAGGATTTTGTTGATAGGTACACAAATGTAGCTATGGCTGGAATGCAGTACATAACCTTTGCAATTCAAAGAGACAAAGCGTCGCCTATTAGGTTAAATACGAGGGTGTACTCTTGTATCTTGATACAGAATCGAGTTAGTCATAGATGGCGTGGACGGTACAATGAGGACACCGATTTGTCGCTTAGATGTTTAAAATCTGGATGGTGTACTATTCTATTCAACGCCTTTACTATGGACAAGGCCACCACAATGACTAGCAAGGGCGGCAACACAGACGAACTCTATCGCCAAGACGAATGCTTTGATGGACGTCTTGAAATGGCAAAATCGTTACAACGCCAGCACCCCGATGTAACGAAAATAGTCTGGAAGTGGGGACGCTGGCAGCACCAGGTGGACTATCGTCCATTCAAAAACAATCGTCTTAGAAAAAAGCCAGGAGTAGAAATACCACAAGGCGTGAATAATTACGGAATGAAATTGGTAAAATTAGATGAGTAACCAACCCTGGGACCGCCAACGCAAAGACGGTAAACTTGAACCGATGTTATGGTTCGATAGATTTGGGCTATGGCGCAAGGCTGGACCAGGGCGCAAGCTTTTGACCGTTGTCAACGTCTGGCGAGTCCAAAACGGACAAAAAGAGTCAAATTACACGCCCGGCTCGTGGCGCAAGGCGTTCGATGAGTGGGACTGGCAACCCCGCGCCGAGGCCTGGGATGAACACGAGCGGCAACGCATAGAGGAGCAATTCCGCGAGGACTGCGACGAGTGGCGCGCCGGGCGCTTTGAGGATGCACGCAAGCTACGCGAAAAGGCGCGCGGCTATTTGAGCTTTCCGGTTAGCAAGCGCACGACCGCGGGCGACGATGGGAAAACTTATATCATCGAGCCATTATCGCCAGCCTGGGCCAAAGATGTGGCGGCGATTCTCAAGGCCGCCGATGATCTGGCGCGGATCACGACGCGGGAGCCGTTGCCTAAGACAGAGACGGATATCACAAGCGGCGGGGAGCGCATATCAATTATCTTTGATGGCAATGTCGAGCAAGACGACATTTAGAGTACCTTATAAATTCTACGGCGGCAACCTGGCGGCCATCAAATGCAAGGCCAAAGAAACAATGCTCGACGGCCCTGCCGAGACCGGCAAGACGCTAGCTGAGCTATGGCGATTACACGCCTGCGCGCTCAAATATCCAGGCGCGCAATTTGCTATCATTCGTAAAAAAAAGACTGATTTGCACGGTTCAGTCCTCCGCACATTTACAAGAGATATTTTAGAACCTTACGCGCCGTTCGTGGATCACTATGGCGGCAAAGTGCCTCAATGGTACGATTATCCTGGCGGCAGCCGTATTTGGCTTGGCGGCCTGGATGAGCCGGGCAAAACGCTGTCGAGCGAGCGGGACATTATTTACGTTTGCCAGGCGGCGCAGTTAAGCCTGAATGACTGGGAAATGCTAACTCGCTGTGTAACAGGTCGCGGCAAAATAATGCCATACACCCAATTGCGCGGCGACTGCAACCCGGCGCACCCGACAAGCTGGATTATCCAGCGTGGGCGCGATGGCAAGCTCAAGCGGTTCACGTCCACACACAGGGACAACCCAACGCTGTGGAACCGGGAGCGCAGCGAATGGACGGCGCAGGGCATAGAGACCCGCGAGACGTTGGGCAACATGACGGGCGCGCGCCGCAAGCGGCTTTTCCAGGGTCTATGGGCTGCTCCTGAAGGAGCAATTTTTGAAGTCTTTGACGAGTCGCGTCATAAAGTCAGCGCCTTTGAAATTCCGCCGTCGTGGCCAAGGTTCGCCGGAGTGGACCCGGTTGGAGCTTATGTCGCAGCGATATGGATAGCCTACGACCCGGCAGACCAGGTATTCCATGTCTATCGTGAGTACTGTGAACCATTTGGTATTCCAACGTCAAAGCACGTAAAAAATATGCTGGACTTGAGCCAGGGAGAATTTATCCACTGGTGGGCGACGGGTGGGCCTAGCGAACGCCAGCAACGGCTTGACTTTCAGAGCCACGGTCTGCCGGCGTGTACGCCAGGCGTCAGTGACGTGTGGGCTGGAATTGATAGACTCATTGAGGCGCTGGACGGCAGGGAGTTAGTAGTACATGACTCTTGTCCAAAGCTGCTGGATGAGATAGGGAGTTATTCTCGAAAAATTGGACGGGACGGATTGCCAGATGAAAAGACGATACAGGACAAAGACAAGTACCACCTTATTGACTCAACGCGCTATGCCTGGGTCGGGCCGGAGCGCAATGCAGGCGGCGCGTGGTATGATATTTTGCCGAGGTGAGGAATGAACAAATACCAAGAACTAGCAATTAAGGCCGGAATTTCAATTACGAAAAATACTAAAATTACGCTCACTGAGATTGGCGAAGTTCCGCAATGGATGCGCGAGGAAAGAGCCAGGAGCGCGCGTGAAATAAAAGAGGTAGAAGAAAAACTCCGTATTGAGCAGGGCGATTTATACATAGAGCCAACTAGAGACACTGTGCAGCTTGACAGGATGGTTGATGGATATAAACTAGGGCACTCCAGCGTTTTTGATGAGTTGATTGTTGGCGTTCCTTTTGGACAGGGCGAGTTTTCTAATGCGCCTTTGGCTAAAGCTCAGAAGGCCCTTTTCGAAAAGCGGCTTAAAGATTATTTAGGTGAACGAAAACAATGAAGGCTTATATTCGTAGTGATATTTTATGCCCGGGGTGTGACAGAAAAATGCTTCCTGACAGAAAGACGCACACTGTTCGATGCACGCGGCCTGCATGCGAACTGTGTGGCATTGAATATCATTGGCCGTCAGTCGAACTTGTGCCAGTGGATAGGCCGCGCATGGTAGAGCATGTTATTTGTGGGGATACAGTGATCGCCATTGTGTCTGGAGAAAGCGATGAAAGATAACAGCTTGACGATTGAAAATTTACATAATGCGTTGGACAAAATAGAAATTGGGCACTCACTACTCTTGCGCGTCAGTCATTTTTCGCTTATTCAAGCACATAACTGTATTGATATGTTGGGACTAAAAAATATAGTTTGTGTCAAAGGCGCTACTGATGATGAAATGCCGCCGGGCTATTGCGCCGCGCTAGACGCAACGGTGTTCTTTCCCTGGCGCATAGAAGATGGAAATGGAAAAATTCTTTACGAAAGTGATGGTCGCTATGATATCATGGCAGATCGCAAGCGGCGCAGTATACATAGATTTTTGGTCGGTGGAAGAATTGATAGCGTGGAGTATTGTGCAGGCGAGTTAGAAGATATAATCATTAAATCAATGATCGTGAGTGGTATGAAGATAGATTTTACAGTCAACGGCGACGAAGTTGCTGTAAAGTGGGGCGATTGACAATGGACACTCAAAAACTAACCATCCGTCAACGGGCAGGCCGTTTTCTGCTTGGCGGTGAAATAGACAGGCTAGAAGAATCTGTCAGCATTCTAACTCGCGCCTATCGCCGTGGCCCCTACGTACAAACGCCACAAATGCTTGTGTCGGCGCTAGAGGAAGTTGACAGCCAGCTTGTAGACTTGCTTTTGCGTCAACGCGGCTATGACATAATTCTTGGTCGCGGCATTTTTGATCTGAAATTCACAGAGTCAGACCGCCTCAATATAGTGGACCAAACGCGCTGGGCCTTTCATTTTGACAGCCAGGCGGGGCGCGCCGTCAATGCCTGGACCGACTTTGGATTTGGTCAGCGCCCCATTGTTGAACCAGCCGATGCAGAGCTAGCAGAAGACTTTGATGAGTTTTGGACGGCCAAGCGCAATGCTTACGTGCTCAGTCCGTCTAAAATGCACAACCTGAGCAACGCGGTCGTGCATGATGGCGAGCTATTTTTCATTTACTGGATTGGCGCAGATGGGACGACGACTATCAGGTGGCTTGACACAAAATCTATTAACCGCATAGAATACGAAAAAGACGATACCAGCGTGCCGCTATTTTATGTTGAGAATCGAGTTGTAACCGCTAATGGCAACAGCGCCATTAGTAGCAATAAACAATACAGTGAGGTGTGGTATCCCGATTGGCGCGCAACAGAAAAACAACTGAGCAAGGTGGATCTTCCGCCCCAGGCTATCAATGCCCAGGACTTGCAAGAGCACACCCGCGTAGTAGCGCAACATGTTGCCTATCAAATTTTCAACGGACGAGGCTGGCCGCCGATATACCGAGCATTGCCCTGGTACGAGGAATACACAAACGGACTGAAAAGTCGCGCTGCTGTTATGCAGCACGTCTCATTATTTCCCAGTAAAGCAAAGCACAAGGGCGGCAGTCGCTATACTGACGAACTAAAAGGGCAGTTAGATTCTACGTTAGTGAGTACCGGCTATGGCCCAGACCGCAACCCGCCGCCTGCTCCTGGGGCGACCTGGATAGAGAATGAGGCTATCACGCGCAGTCGGCTGGCAATGACCACTGGCGCGGCGGATGGGCAGAAAGATACTATGCTGTTACTGGCTCAGGCTGTAGCGGGAGACGGTTTGCCGCTGGCATTCCGTGGCCGGCCTGACGCAGCGCAAAATCGCGCCGTGGCCGACGTGACCATTATTCCCTGGCAGGAACAGATGGACCGCTACGCCGGAGTATGGGAGACTGTCTATCGAGAAATGGCAGAGATCGTTGGTAGCGCGATGGTCGCCGCAGGGCGGCGCAATTATACCGATTTTTCCGCCAGAGTTTCAGTCAGCCGTCCGACGCTGGTGGACGTTGCAGATGTGGCGACGGCGATGGATTCAATAGACGGCGCTGCAATGAATGGCACGCTTGACATGAACAAGGCGCGGCAAGCCAACGAGGCGTTGACCAAGTTGATACTTGAGCGGTACGGTCTGAATTTACAAGAGCCGATGAAAGAGGTTGAGAGTAGGGATGAAATGCCGCCAGCGGTAGACGAGATGATTGTCAAGCTGGCAGCTAATGAGATTACAGCGCAAGAGTTTGCCAGCGCGGTGTGGGATGTACTTACTGTAGGCATAACAACCGGCCCGCAGCTTGCTCGAAGACTGCGCAAAGAGAGAATAAAATTGTGAAGAATTGGAAACCAATAACCTGGTGGCCCAGGGAGATAGTAGAAAAAGTCAGTTTATTTAAGCCCAGTCAGCACTTTATTGTGTCGCCAGCAGTAGACGATGGCATCTATTATGTGGCAGAGCCGTTTTCGTATAGCGATACTTCTGGCGTTGTTGATTATCGTCTAGGCGGATTTATAGATGATACAGTTTGGAATGATAAGCGGCGCGCGCTGTGGCGACAGCGGCTTGACAAACACTATTGGAATGGCTCTGTAGGCGAGCACGAGCTTGTACCAGCGGAACAAATGCCAGCCTGTATATCGCGCCTTGTGTTGGAAATTTGGGCCAATGGCGCTGATTTTATTCATCCAGAGGATAAAGTTGAATGGACAAATGCCGGGGTCCTTGAAAACTGGAAAATGTATCCGCCAAAGTCCATCGTATCAGATAGACGGTTGATGTCTGTTAAATCAATACTATATAGGCCATAAAAAATGACCCATTGGCACGGCAACACTGACGCTTTCTGGAATATCTCAGAGCAAGAACTTGCAAAGCTAATCTTTCTCTTTGCGGAGAGCGAATCCGCTTACAGGTCTGCGCTACGCGCCCGCGTGCGCGGCTTCTGGGGTGGATTCTTTAACTATGACGATTTTGTAGACGGCTTTAGCGCCGACATCCGCGAAGGCATTGTGCGCGCCTGGGAAGATGGCACAGCAGAGTGTGGTATATCCGCCAGTGAATGGAGCCTTGAGGAAGTTCGGGCGTTGCAGACATTTATCGGCGAGCAGGTCATGCAAGTTGGCTTTTTTGCTATCGCCATTGAGCAAAATACAAAGGCGCTTGGCGGCAAACTTGGCCCGCTATTTCAGCGCACTGAGCTATGGGTAAATCGTTACTCAGAAGCTAAATTCCAGGCGGCGGCAATGGCGTGTGGCAACAGAAAGAAAGTCTGGGTGCTAGGGCCAACTGAAAAGCACTGTGAGTCCTGCGGCGGATTTGAGAGCCGCGTATATCGTTATTCAACCTGGCTCGACAATGGCGCATTGCCCCGATCGCGACGATTGGCTTGCGGCGGCTATCGTTGACTGTGCCGATTGGATGATACGGACCAGCGCGTGACGCCGGGGAGATTTCCGAAAGGACTTTTGAAATAGAAGGGGGACAAAACAAATGTCAAGAACGGTCAATGTAATAGCGCGTTGCAAAATTTCTCGGCAGAGTCTTGCTGATGCACAACTGTACAATCAGTTGATAGCTGGCTCTCATGATGTTCCGCTAAGCCTAACAGAAAAATTGCGCAGCGCATTAGGAGATGACGCTTGTGAGTGCTGGGGAAGTGAGCCGATATCAATAGATGACAGCCAAAAAACAATAGATATTTCGGTTGATGGCAGCGGAGATGCCTGTTATAGTGAAGGATTGACAATTTCTGCTTCAGATATTCCACCAGACGTTCTGGAGTTGATTATATATGTTTCTTGAGGAGAATAATGACGCTAGAGCGGCAAGCAAGCTGTGTGGCGCTCAACAAAAAGGGGGCAAAATGGACAAAGAAATAGTTGTAATATTTGAAAGTGCGGACAGAACAAAGTTTAAGGTTGATGCTAGAGATTTGACACACCGAGAACTGCTTGTGCTGGCGCAAAGATTAAAAAATGAGCATATTCCTATAGGGCGCTTAGAGTACGGAAGTGACAAAATTGTCTTTCAGGGGCATGTAATTTTTAGGTCCAAAAATATACAAGATTGGCAAGTTCAACTCGTGGCCGACGAATTCTACTTAGCTGCAATGCACAAGTTTTTTGCAATTCAAAATCAGGCCATGATTCAAGCGGCGCAAAGACAGGCGGCGAGCCAAATCGTTGTGCCCAAGCCTGGCTTTTTGGGCAGTAGGGGGCAGTGAAGCAAAAGTAACAATTCAAGATGAAAACTGAACTAAGTCACGGACAAATCCTATTTGTTGCAGAAGATCGGTTTTTCGTATTCTTGATAGAGGCTAGCGCGCTAGACAGAATGCGCGAAATGATGAAGGCTGGCAGCGGCGTCATTGAATGTTTGTGCTATCATCCAAGCAACAACAGCCCGCCCAGCCCAATGATTATGGATGTGAGTAAGATATGTTACATTTCAGAATATAAACGCCATCACTGGTTTTTGGTGGATGGAATGGTACATTCAGAGCCAAGAGGATACAATGGGGAGTGATAACGGCATCCAATTGGTTTGCCAGAGGAGGTAGAATGAGCAACGACAATAACTACATTCTCGTAGTCGCCAGCGCCACGTGTGAATTAGAGCACAGGGTCAATGAGCGCCTGGATACATACGATCCGCTTGGAGGGCCAGTGGCGTATGGAGTGGGGCTGGTTCAGGCGATGGTGAAGCGTGCGCGTGTGACAATCGACAGTCCAGTGTGGTATCTTGTTGGGGATGACACCGCTGGCAACAAACGCTATGAATTGCGAAGCGCGTCAGGCGAACGGCTAAACCCACAGACTTTTTACAGCGGCGGACCCGATGATAAGTGGGTGGACAATGACAACTAATGGCAAGCCGTTGCCCCTTCGTATAGAGAATGGCATACTCCTCAAGCCTTACCTAGCCCCATACAGCCGTGACAATGGCGGCTCGCACCGTAAGCCTGACGGTTGGACGCCAGACCGCGCCTATCCACCCCTGGCCCAACTCTACCAAGAGCTAAAAAAACAATTTCCAGACAGGCCCGACTTTGTTGTCTGGACCGTCGCAGAGCAAGAGGCTGGGCGGCAGCTGATAGCGCGGCGGCGACCATATCCGGGCTGGTTCCCGGTGCGCCCCAAGACCGACCGGGACATTAGCCGTGCTTATCGTGAGCTATTTCAACGAATGAATCCGGATGCCAAAAGGCGCGTCAGGCTGGGCGATGTGTGGAGTGGACCAAAGGTGCAGTTTCCAGAAGATGGTGACTATGAATTGCGAGACGGGGAGATGGTGAAATTGTGACCGGTCTTGATTGGCGCAGAATAACTATGCTTTTACCCTGGGGCCTAGTTGAAATGACGCCGACGGGAGTGCAAACAGAAGATCATTTGCACGAACTCGTAGCACTTTCAGAGCATGAAATTGCATTGATTGAGAATGAATACCGTGATTGGATGTGGTTAGAACACGGAAAGTTGGTTAACTACAGATGACTGACGTAACTCGTCGTGAATTCATTCAGACTCTAGGCGCTCTAGCAGGCGCAACCATCGCGGCGCAGTTTGATCGTCGGCTCGAGACAGTGGCGCGGGCATTGAGCGGCCCGCAAGAGTGGACACTAAGTTTTGATGAGTCAGAACTGTTAAGGTTGCTAGGCAGCGCCCCCACTACCTTTAAGCCATTTGTCCTACAGGGAACATTGCACTGGGGAATGCCCGTAGAAACTGGCGGAACGCGCGCAGTAATAGGTGATGTAAATGATCTGTGGAAATTGGCAACCCTCACCAGCCCAGACGGCGACCAGTGGCGCACGACGGATGGCGAGAACTGGACTTGTGGGGATAGGAGAATGAGATTATGAGCATGGGACGAATGCTGTTGTGGGGAATAGGCGGCATTACATCAACCGCCATTCTGGCACAGGCTGCCCCGCTCCCCAAGCCATACGAGCCGTTGCGCAAAGCACTTCCCGACTTGGTAGCTCGTTTGTGGCCGTGGATTTATGCTATAATCGTTTTATTGATTGAATCATCATGACTCTCGATGATCTAATCAAGCGCCTGGAAGAAATACGCGAGGAGCACGGGGGCGAATTGCCTATCACTGTTTTCTTGGACTGGTGTGAGTTCCAACTAGACAGCCCAGAAGATTTGAGTGTTAGAGAGGCGGGAGATACCAGGGCCACGAGTGGCGCTCCAAATAGCAAGCGCGTGGTGATAGGGTGAACATGTCTGAACTTACTAACGGGTCTTCCAGCTGCAACTTTGAATTTAGAATAATTGAACCCTATTGTTCTATGCTCAAGCACACCGGAACAATAACGCTACCTGGGTCTAATCCATTTTTTGCAGACAACGACAAAGGCGGCGGGTCAGTAATTAAGTTGACGATAGGAATTGATAGCGATTATGAATTGCGAGATGGGAGATGGTAAGATTGTGAATGAACAGGCTAGAAGTAGCATAAGTGTTTTGCGAGATATAGGTCAGGTAGTAGAGCGCATGCTGTCTAATCCATCAAAGAGAGGGTGTGAACCTGTACCCATTTTAGGCGATGGACATTTTTGCGGACAATCACTTTTAGAAATTTGGCAGCTTTTCCCCGCCAACAGGTGGATAGTTGTTGAGTTTAAGGGTGCAATATATAAACGCAGAACACTAACGGCAGAGGAAAAGGCACTTAAGATTGAATGGGGATTTACACATTTGCCGGATAGTATAAAGTTTAAGGCGGTGGTATTGTGTATAATGCGTACAAAAGCAAAAGAGAAATTGACCTCAAGCGCCAAGTTTCTTTTATCACGGGGTATTACGCATGATTATGAGTATAGAGTGCAAATTTCAGAATTGGCGGGTGAGGACTTGCGCGATCTACTAAAAGCATTTACTGGAAGGCGCTTTACCGATGATGAATTGTTACAATGTATTTAAGAAATATAACAAGACTATGAAAATTTGGTTTAGAGCACCTTGGTGCTAACAATGAATAACTTTTTTACGCGAGAAAGATTCCCTGACTGTAAATCTAATCTCTTTATTCAAACACCCTGCGCGCCAGTTCAAAAGTTGACTGGGAGTATAAAGTTTGAAGAATCAACGCTGTTTTTTGCAAACAATGACCTGGGCAATGGCGCAATGATAACTATTCTGCTAGATGTTGACGATGAGACGAGGGCCAAACTGCATGTTTGGATAAACTGGGTTGATTGGAATGAATTTGAGTATGAAAGTGTAGGGTTTTAGTCTAAAGATTATGAATGTTTTTCTTAGAGCATTGAAAAAATCTATATCTGGCGCACCACTAAAGATTCTTTTTGTTCTGATGACGAGTGGGTGATTATTAACTGGCTAGATTGGGATATGTTTACATACGAAAGTGTAATATGAGCAGCAATCTACTAACCCTGGACTCCAAAGGCTTTATCCGCTATGACGGCGTGTGCTTGCCCGTGCGCCTCGTAGACGGCGCGCTAGAGTTTGTCGTCAAGCATCCAGCAGACCGGGCGCGCTTACAGTGTTCTCGCGTGCTCATCCCTATTAGCGAGTTTGAGAAGTTAGAGCCAGCGCCCGCCCCTGCGCCTTGCAGGCCAGCAGGCAGGATGCCACGCGAGCCGAAACGCCGCATTGTTACGCGGCGTAACAAATAGGAGAGGGGCAGAATGGAAATAACGCAGACTGAAAAAGAAGTTACATTGAAACGCGGGCCTGTTTCTTTTACATTTACACCAGAGCGATTATGGGAACTAGCGGGCCAGTATAAATTAAGGAAAATCGAGCAACTTGATTTGATCGGGCAAGATACACCCCTGAGCAATTTCCACGAATTGATGAGAGATAAAATCAAGGCGCGCTACTACAACCTTGTGATTGAGTTCAGGGAGCAAAGCAGTGATCCTGATGGCGGAGATGCCCCAGAGAGAGTTTCTATGGAATTATCCCTTGCCAAATACGGTCAAAAGATTGATGTTTCCGCCGAGAGTGAATCGTGGTCAGGGGTTGACTTTGGCGATTTGCTCAATGAGGTGGCGCGGGATGTTACGCGGCGTAACAGTTGACAAGTCAGTCTGAAATGTGATACAATAACTCTAATTAGGCGTGGAAGGTGGGCCTAGAGGCAGCCATCTTATAATGAGTGGGACAACGGTCACTGGAAACAGACCGAACCTACACCAGAAAGGGACCGGCATTAATATCGCCGGATAAAGGCAGGTAAATCCCTTTAGCGTAATAGCACACCGCGCCCAATCAATAAAATAACAACGAGCGCCAGAGCGCCAGTCGTCCGTTAAAGCGGACACTGGCGCTTTTTTTATTTGTGGAGACTATTATGACAACGGTCCCAATATCGGCAATTTATCTGAACGTGCAAGAGGCGCGGGCCAACGCAGCCCTACCGGCGGCTGGCGCGTGGGACCCTGCGCCGACAGAGATGGCCTGTCCTTATTTTGACCACCTCACTTTATCTTTCACCTACACGCAAGGCGCACAAGCAGGCGCATTTGATTTTCAAATTGAGACAAGCCCATACAGCATAGCAGCCAACGCGCCTGTCGGCGCTAGCGAGTGGGTGACAGAGAGCATTTACGCAGCCGGAGCCGTGGCGGCTGGCGTTGATACTACCAGCCTGGTGCAGCGCGAGCTACAGAGCTACACCAGCCAAGGCGCGCCGGCTGAGGATTTCAGCTTTGGCCCCATCGAACTTCGGGGCACGATTGAGCGGATTCGAGTCAGGGCCAGGGAGAGCGGTGCAGTGGGCAATCCTGGCACGCTGCAAATCGAGGCGGTGTTTTCATGACAGACGGAGTATCCTTGACGCAGCAAGCGCAGGTACAAGAGGGCTTTTTTGACGTACCGGCGGTAGACAGCGCCGACAATGAAGACTGGGGCGATGTTATTGGCGGCAAGCAAGACACGCACAACGGGAACAGCCTGTACTCTCGCGTTGATGAGTTGTACGATGCGTTTCAGCTTGAGAGAAAAGTATACCCCACGCTGGCGGCTGGCGCAACAGTCGTGTCGGCTAACGCTGACTGGGCTTATGGCGCGTATGCTACCGTCGTGCCCATCAACACTATCGCCGCTGACTTTCACATTACCGCTGTATCAATAGAGTCCTGCGACAAGAACGCCGTCTTTCAGCTAGAGCTATACAAAGGCGCCGCTGATGATATTATCACGGCGGTGCGCTTTGCCGTAGCGGGGGGCTTTTTTGGGAATCAGGTGTACATACTAGGTTCTGAGGAAGTAGCGGCCAATTCTCAGATTCGCGCGCGGCTGGCGTCCAGCGACGGGCTGGCGAACCAGGCCACAATCACGATCAGCGTTGTCTACTGGGAGCATGACTAATGCCGTATACCGTGGATGATCCCCGCCTGCCAGATAACGTCAAGGCCCTGGGTGACAAAAAGCGCCGCCAATGGGTTGATGTGTGGAACAGCGCCTTTGAGCGCTGCCAGGAAAAGAACGGCGACGATTGCGAGGGAGTCGCGTTTCGCATGGCGAACGGCGTGGTATTTGACGAAATGGCGATATTCACCGCGCCAAAATTTACCAGGATTGACGGCGCTGTGTCGGTCATCGAGTTGCGTAGTCTGGTCGAGCGAGACGACGGTGACACATCTGACTGGGCGCGCGGAATACTATCGAAGCTGAACGGCTATGCAGAGCAAGCGCTGGGCGGCCCTGGCATGTGTGTTTGCCCGGACTGCGATTACAAAATTGAAAAAGAGCGCGGCGTACCGTGCCGCTCACTAGAGTGTCCAGAGTGCAGTGCGGCGTTGGTAGCCGGCGACGAGGTAGAAGAAATGCAATTATCAGAAGCGACGAAGACGGTTGATGGCAAGCCACGCCCGGCAGGCGACTTTTTGGTAGTAGACGATCCAGAGAAGCCGTCAACCTGGCATTTGCCTGTCAAGGTCAACGGAGAGATTGACCGGCGCTTGATGGGCGCGGCCTGGGCAGCTTTGCACAAGGGTTCACATGGCAACAAATACGAGGGCCCCGGTAAAGAGCAGGCCATTCGCGATTTGAGAGCGATGTACAGAGACGAGGATATTGAAATGCCATCCACTGAATCAGCAACAACCGAAATGGCTGATGTGTGCGCCATGTCTTATACGCCGCAGGGAGCAACTAGCTTCTCTGATTTGCATACCGCCGAACAGGCGGATATGGCCGCGTCAGAGGTTCATCGGCTCACGTATCAGTTTCAAAGCCTGATTAGCAACATCATGGCCGATGTCACTATTACAGACAAGACTACCGCTATCGAATCGCTGGCAGGAGAATTTGTCACGCTGATTCGTGAGACGCTTGGCGAGGCGATGGTAGAACAGGTCGAGCCAAAAGAAAATGAAACCACTGGCAACAATAGCCAATTTGCCACGATAGATATTTCCGAGTCATCAGTCGGTCACGTCACGCGCCTGGTAGAAGTTGGCGACGTGGCAGAGGGCGGCAGCAAGCCATTGCTTTTAGAAATAGCTCCAATTGAGCCCGGTTGGGGCAATGAGCGCGACAACAATTTTTATCCTGCTGATATGCTAGAGCGCGACTTTGCTAAAGCGTTCGACGGCGTAAAAATGTACGAAACAAATCACGTGGCAGAGGAAACCAACAATCGCAACTGGGTTTCTACATATATTGAAACTAAAGAGTTTCACAACGGCGCGCCGATTGGCATAGTTGGAATTCACAATCCGTCCTTTGCACAGCGCGTTGTGAATTTGTACGAATTGGAAAAGTCAACGGGCAAGCCGTTGTTAAGCAAACTAGAGTGTTCCATTCGCGGCAGCGGCAACGCAACGCCTGGATTTGAATTGAATGGCCGCAAGGGCAAAAAAGTCCAAGAGTTATCGACGGGGCATTCTATAGATTGGGTTAGCCGGGCGGGCGCTGGCGGTCATGCTATGCGCCTGCTCGAAAGCGAGGAAGAAATGGCCGAACAAGAGACGCAAGAACGAGAGCTCGAGAATGAAAGCGCAACGCAGGAAGCGCCAGTTGAGGAAGTCCAGATAGAGGAAGATGTGCAAGCTGAACCTGGGGAAGCGCAGGCTGAACCGGCGGAATCGCAAGAGGCCGCATCTATCGAGACCGAACCAGCATTCTTGAGCGAGGCGGATGTCAGGGCGCTAGTGCCTGACCATCTGCCAAACGAGACAAAGTTACGTTTGCTAGAACGCCAGTTTCCAAATGAAGACGAAGCGCGTCGCGTGATTGCCATTGAGATTGATTATCTCATGGCTGTTACCAATAGCGGCAAGCCGGTTACGGCAGGAAGGCAAGAGCCTGAACCGGTCGTCAACATCGCGGAATTAGCAGAAAAGCAAAGAGAACGCCAGAGTAATATCAATGCGCGCTGGCTAGGGAGATAGTAAAATGACGGAACAAATTTTGAACGATTATCAGCACAGCAGCGGCCCGGTCTTTACTATAGCCGTGCCGTATGCTGAACTTACTGACGCTACGCCAACGCTGGGCAATCCATGTGAGATTGCCAGTTTGCTAGCTGGAACTGCCGTGTGTGGCGCGATTACGAGCCTGGATGCAAATGATTCTATTGCTATCGTTAACGTTGCGTCTAGTGCAATTTTCAACTGGCAGGTGCGCAATGTGCGGACCTATGCAGCGGCGGTCGAGGCCACCTGGGGCGCGATTGGTTACGGCGATTTGATCTATTACGACAATAGCGCCACGATGCCAGCGGGCGTTTATCTGAGCACATCGCCGCTTGACAACCTGGGTGTAGCCAATACATTGCTTGGCGCAATCGCTACCATTACCAGTGAAGCAGCGGCATTGTATCCACTTGGCGGCGCTACAGCTTCAACGCAGAACTGCCAGGTCATGATACGCGGCGCTGGCATATAGGAGTAATGAGACATGGATAGTGTAATAAGATGGGTTTACGATTCGGCCTGCGGAGACGCGGGACTGAATGAAGACGAAACGCGCCATGCGGTCAATTTGAGCGAGAGTGACCTGGCGCAACTTATTGGAACCAGCCGGGTGAGTACCACGCCGCGAGGTACGCCGCGTCAGGTGCTCAATCCACAGCAACGCGCCCAGCATCTTGCCGCTTTGCGCGAGTTGCGTGAATGGCGCGAAATACGAGATAGCGAAACCTTTTTAGAGGTAATGACGCGGGGACATTTCGCTAACTACTTTGCAGACGCGCTGAGTCGCGCCTTTTATGATGATTATCAGTACGACGTTGGCAGCTGGCGCGATTATACCTACCCTGATACCACGCCGGACTTTCGGGATGTAAAGCGGTTCAGGATGTCAGAGCCAGGCACGCTGTACAAGCGGCGTGACAAACAGCAGCTCTCCGCCACATCCATCACTCCAACGCAGATTCAGTACGGTGTTGAGGAATATGGAGATCAGTTCGATGTGAGCTGGCAGACCATCTTGAACGATGACCTGGGCAAGATCCGCGAGACGCCAACGCGCATGGTGAATGCAGCGCGGCGTTGGTTGGACGAGTGGGTATCGGCGCTGTATGACAATGCCACAACTCAAGCGGCGCTTGTTGCTCTTGGTGTAGTCTATGCCGGGACGGGGCGCTTGACTCCTGCGAATCTGGCAATTGGACTCAACGCCATGATGCAGCGTGTGGACGTGAATGGCAACCAGATGAACATTAATCGAGTTTGGTTGGTTATCCCGAAAGTGTTGGAGCTTCAGGCAGCGCAGATTCTTCAAGACCTATTGCAATACGGCGGCGCTGGCGGCAATGTACTGAATCAATTCGTGGCTGGTGTGCGCGTTGATCCGTATATCGGTTTTGCCGGCGCTAATGTGCCGTGGTATCTGTTTGCTGACCCGTCTGAGGTTCCGACCGTAACGGTGGCGCGTTTGCAGGGCTGGGATGGTCCAGTCGCGTTTATGAAACGCTCTGACATTCAGATGGTAAGCGGCACGGTTCCGCAAGCATTTCTAATGGGCAGTTTTGCCACAGGGGATATTGAGTTTGCTGTCGAGGATATTATCGGCGGCTGGGATGACGCGGACTATGTCGGTGTAACGGACTTTCGCGGCATTTATTATTCAAGCGGCACAACGCCATAAGGAGACGAAATGGATATTCAAGCTGAGATAAGGCGAACGCAACAATTGCTTGACGAACTGGTCAAGCGAGCAAATCAGGGCAATAGTGTCGAGGCGCTTGAAAAAGCGCAGCCTAAAATTGAAAGAGGCACTAAAGCGCACGAGCAACTGCTATCAACCGGCTATGACGGAATGACCAAAGACGAGGCCGAGGCCATTATCAAAGAACGCGACGCAGACCCGACACGCTGGCCTATGGCAGATTACAAGAAAGCCAAGGCATATCTTGCCGCGCTCAAGGCCAAACCAGCCGTGATTTCCACTCGTTCTGCCTGGCGCAGGCGGCAGCATGCCCGTGTTACTGGCGCGGCATAGGAGGTGAGTCATGACTTTAGGATTTCCAGCACCGACTGTTCCGCAAGGATTTCAGGAACAGCGCCAGGGAATACTTGGTTTCTTTGGCACGGGGCGCGAAGGGCGTGTGACGAATGTAGACGCGCCGCAGTTTTACGTTGATAGCGGCCATGCCAATGCCAACGATGGCAATGAAGGACTTGATCCAGAGTATCCTCTAGCGACTGTTCAGGAACTTATTGATCGCTCGACCGGCGCATCAGTTAATCCCGTAACGTTGCAGAACTATAGCACGATCTGGGTTAGCGGCACTGTTGCCGAGGATGTGCAGACGGGCGATTATGTGACTATGCCATCTTACGTCAGTATCATTGGCGTAGGACCGTCGCGCTATAGCCCGGCATGGGAAGGTTCTGATGCCAACACAGCAAGCCTGGACTTGCGTTGCGTTGGCTGGCGCGTCAGCGGCTTCAGGTTCTACGGCAAAACTGGCGCGGCGGCAGTTGTGTTGCGTCACACCGACACCGGGGCTAATGACATTGCCATCAGGACTATTATAGACAACAACTACTTTGATGGCCTAACAACTGGCCTGCGAGGATTGGAGAGTCACGGCTGTTACGATGTCTGGGTAGTCGGCAATACGTTCATGCTCTGGAATAACGTAGGCAATACGGCCATTGGCATGGAAGTTACCACGACTCCGCTGGCTATTCCATATCGCAATCATGTCCTTTGCAACATCTTTGAGGACAGCGATAACGGAATGATTTGGCCTAGCAATGGAAGCCGTTTTGCTCACAACTATGTCAAGCCGGTGGGATACGCCTATTCAATGGTACAGGCGTTCAACACATCTATTGTAGCCAATCCTGGCGACGATAATCACGTCGTTGGCAATTATTTTGCTGGCGACTACTCGATAGCTGGTGGTTATCGAGGCGGCGCGGCTGACGAGTGGTACGGGAATTTCAGCCCGGACATAGCCGAAGTAGAGGTGGCTGACAACGGCATTACGATTCTACCGCCTGCGTAAAGGAGTTTTGACATGACAGAATTGACAGCGGTTGAGTTGTATGAAAAACGACAGGCTGCAATAATAAAGGACCGCAAGGCGCGTCAGAAGCGTCTGGATAAGCTGGGCGCTGAAATCGAGGCTGTCAATACCGCCCCTGATATGGCGGCTGTACAGCAGGCCGTGGCGCACCTGGAGCAAAAGGACCGCAATTTGCTCTGCGATGTCTTGCAGGCGCGAATGGATGCGTTAGCGGGATAGAGCAAAAGGTGTCAAATGACATGTTCTAGCAAATACGCCAATGCTTGGGCATACGCTGTTTTCTGGTGTGTTGGTTCGTTGCAAATGGGCCTTGACGATTCTGGCGGCGCGGCTAATCCAAGCCTGCAAGACAGCCAGGCCAACTTCGACAACGCTGGATTGCAGCCAAACGAAGGAATGATCCTTTACAACACCACGCAGAACACGAGCGGGTCTATTACAGCGGTTACAGAGACGACTTTAACAGCGACGGGCGTCGCCTGGGACGATGGCGACGCCTATCGCACAGTTTCAATTAGTGGCTCAGAAATAGCAACGATTGAACACTATCTGAACGTGACGGCTGGAAATATCTATGCCGTACTTGCCAGCGTTGGAGCCTGCGATTGCACACTGGCGTCCTGGGCCTACAATGGCAACCTGGACGGTTCCGACTTTCTTGGCAAAATCAACATCATAGAGGCCGGAGCTTATCACACGTGTCGTTGTGGAATGCCAGGCCAACGCATGACGCCGGAGGAGCGCACGCATTGGCTTACACAGTCTAATATGCAACTTGACGCCATTAGAACGGGCAAGCTTGACGTGTGCGATGGAGCAACGGGGAGTGATTATCCTAGCGCCGCTTGGGCCGAACAGTCGCTTACCGTGTTCAATGCTGCTCGGATTATAGCTAATCGCATCGCTATAACGTCATCATGAGTTGTTGTCCAGCGGCGCGAAGGCGCGCGATTGGCGAGATCAAGAAAAACCTACCCTTGCGTGATGGGTATTTGTTGATAGAGTATCGCGGTAAGGAAAGGGTGAAAATGATGCAGAGCCGCACGACCGAGGCGCTTTACGTTTTCTCGCCTGGCGCGCAAAAATTCGTTGACGCCTTTGACGCTGGAATGTTTGCCGCAGAGGTCGAGGACGGTCAGCAGGTTTTTTTTGAGGTGGTGGATGAATGAGCGCGCTTGTAATCAAAGAATTGAAACCTGCCACGCTACGCCGCGACGCCTTTCGCCCGATATTTCTAAACGAGTTGCGCAAGGCTGGGCGCGACATCATAGCGGACTTTAAGAAGACGACGGCGACCTGGGATACTGATGTCAAGTTTGAAATGCAGATCAGCCTTTCGGGCGGTCTGTCGGTTGAGGTATACACGGAAAATAAAATCTATGGCTACGTGGACAAGGGCACAAAGGGACCGTATCCAATTTTTGCCGGAATATTCACCGGCAAGAGCAACAAAAAAGCCCTGGCATTTTCTAGCCAGTTTGCACCCAAAACAATTCCAGGCGTCATCGGCTCAAGCGCAGGGGCGCGAGGCTCAATTGACACCGTGCGGCCTTACGTGACACACCCAGGCATTAAAGCGCGAGAGTTTAGCAGGGAGATAGAGAAAAAATGGCAGACGATATTCAAGAGACGAATGGAGAAAGCTCTAAGCGAAGCAAGAAAAGCATGCGGGCACGCAATCTGACCGTTGCGATCATAGACCGTGACAACCAGGGTGTCATTATCCAGCACGATGACAGGCGATATTTTTGCCCGGTTGATAAACTCAAGGGTAACGAAATCTCGGAATCCGACCTTGAAAAATGCACGCTTTATGGCGAGGACTGGCGCACCTGGATGGACGGGCCTGGCGCTGATGAGTTTGCCGCGCAGTTGTACGCAGCGCGAATTTACACCAGGCGTGATTTTCTTGCCGGGTCCGCTGAAGCGCGCGCCGCCCTACAGCGCGTCCTGGTCAATCCCCTGCTTGAGGAAATGCTAAAGCGAGCGGCAAAGAGGTAGCGTGGACGAAAAGTTGATTCACTCTCTCGATACTTTTGTCTATGTCCAGTTTGGCGACGGGACAGAGATATTTTACCTGGGAGACTGTACTGTTCTGCCGACGCTGCCCAGCCCCTCGCCTGACAGACGTCCCGTGTATAGTTCCATTGGCGCACGCGATTACAACCAGATTGGGTTTGAGCCAGGCCCCCCGGCTGCAACCAATCTGACCATCACCGTGTACGTCAGAGAAGCGGCGCATTATTTGGAGCGGGCCAAAGAGGCAAATTGCCCGTTCAATCTGTACGTGTTGCAGGCGCGCAAGGGGACGGCTCGATCTTTCGACAATTATGAGCGTGCGTGGGCCTATCGTGATTGCACATTTACAGACGATCCCATAGAGAATGCTGTGGAGACTGAAGCCGACACGCTGACAATGCACTCGTTCAACGTCACGGCGCGCAACGGGCGCGTGGATCATAGACCGGTGACGATAACGCGCATCTCCACAATTGGCACGGCAGACCTGAACGGCCTGGGAATTTGCGCGCCCAACTGTGCTACAGATTGCAGCGAGGCGCTAGGGGCCTGTGAGCAGTTCGCCATGGGCGCTGACACGGTAGGCGGCGCAGCGCCGGATGTTTATAGCACAACTGACGGCGGTGACAATATCACCATTTCCGCATCTGGATTTCAGGCCGGCAGCGGCATAACCGCCGTTTCGTGCGTCCCAACTCCAGACGGGCGCAGAGTATTTCTGGCGCGAGAGAGTGTAACTGGCCTGGCGGCGCAAGTTGAAACCGCGCTTTGGGGCGGCTCGTGGGTGGATACTGTAGTGGGTGAAACGCCCGGCGATGGAACTCCTAAGGACACATCATTATTTTTCCTTGACCGCCGTCATGGCTGGATGTGTAGCAATGACGGCAGAGTCTATTTTTACAATGGCGTAGACTGGACCGAACAGGATAGCGCGGCGACGGCCAGCGGCGGCGACCAGCTAATTGCCATTCATTTTGCTGACGCGCTGGTGGGATACGCCGTAGGCGACAACGATACCATTTTGTCTACTACAGATGGCGGCAAGACCTGGACCGATAATCCCAGCGGCCTCGGCGAGGATTGGCTGGCCTTGCATGTCTTTGACCGTCAACGTCTCATAATGGGCAACTATTCTATCGCTGGTTCAGGCGGCAATTTGTTCATGAGCTACGATGCCGCTACTACCTGGACTGATGTCACGCGCTGGGCCGTTGTCACAGGCGTGACGGTGGGCTACGATGTCCGGTTTTTGCCAGATGGCCTGACGGGATATGCTATCAAAAGTGTGGTTGCCAGCGCAGGCAACATTTACAAGAGCATAAACGGTGGCTATAACTGGCGCTTGATTGAAACGCCTACGAGTAACTTCTTAAAAGCATTAGCGGTTTGCCAGCCCAACTTGGGGGTTGTAGTGGGCGACGCCCAGGGCGGCACAAGTTTTATAGCAAAAATTAGCGGATAATCCGCGAAAGGAGTAGTTACAATGAGTGATCCGACACTTTATGATGGCCTAGACGGTGCGGTATTCATCCAATTTGGAGATGGGACAGAGGTATTCCCGTTGGGTGAGTGCGTCATGGTAGACAATCTGCCCAATCCTAAACCAACGCCAACGCCGCGCCATTGTGTTGATAGCGTAACCAGGGAGTACAAACAGGTGGCAGAGGAATTGTCGCCTGCCGCGCAACCGGCGTTTAATATCACGTCCTACGAAGGCCCGGCGGCGAATTTCCTGGAGCGCGTCAAAGACGACGGGTGCCCCTTTAATCTGTATGTCGTCGTGAGCAAGTGTGACAGCAAGCAGGTGTTTGGCAACCGCGAGCGCGCATGGGTGTATCGCCGCGCGCGCTTGACTGACGACGTTGTTGTCAATCCCGTGCAGCGCGAAACGGGAACACTGCTCGATCACACGTGGGCTGTGACCGGCTGGATTGGGCGCATTGACCACAGACCGCTTACCGTGGCGCGCATTGCCACCAGCGAGACGGCGGCGCTAAACCACATCACGGCAGCCGCTCAACGCTGTGCCGGGGCTTGCGGCGCGAGGCGTGGGAAATGTGAGGTGATGACGGCCAGCGCCGATACCGTCGCGGCGGCTATTCCTGACGTGTTCTTGAGCACTGATACAGGCGCGACTTGGACCAGTCCGGCATCGGGATTTGCAGCTGGCACGAACGTTAACAGCGGAAAGATTTTGCAAATTGACACCAACACCGAGCGATACATCTACGTGCGCGGCACGCTGGCGGCTACGCCATTGCAGGTGGAGTACAGCGATGATGCGACGGCTACATGGACGCAGGTTGATGTCGGTTCAACTAACGCAGAGGCCACAGTCGGCGGCGGCAGTATGTTTTTTGTGCCCGGCACGACCATTGGCTACATTTGCACAGATGGCGGCAGGGTCTACAAAAGCCTTGACGGCGGCGCGAGTTGGGCTGAACAAACGACGGCGCTATCAGCCAGCGGCGCAACGTCTTTGAGCGCCATACATTTCTGTGACGAAAATGTGGGCTATGCCGTGGGTGCAACTGACGTGATAATCGGCACGGTGGACGGCGGCGTGAACTGGACGGCGCAGACGGCCACGGGCAGCGGCGACACGCTTAACACCGTCTGCGTTTTCAGCGAGAACCGGCTGATTGTCGGCACCAACAACGGCGTAGCAGCCGCAGTCCCGCTGTACATGTCATTTGACGGTACGACGACCTGGGAAGTCAAGAGCACTGGTTTGAGTGCGGCGGCCACGGACACCATTGAGTGCGTGACGTTTTTGCCAGATGGCCTGACGGGCTTTTTGCTCAAAAACACCGCTGCACCGGTGGGGCGCGTGTATAAATCCATTGACGGCGGCGACTCGTGGGTGGCTGAAAATACAGTCACTAACAGTGGCATGAATTGGCTAAATATCTGCCACTCCAACCAGGCATTTTTGGTTGGCGAGGTGAACGCGGCAACCTCATTTATTGCTAGCGTCAGCGGATAGTTTTAGTATGAGTTCGCGGGTGACTTGAGGGGTTGGTTGTCCCCTTCCCGGATAGTCGCCCGCACTCCAAAAAGGGGACAAAAAATGATACCGGGACTTCCAATAACTAATGATGGTACGGCGCTTTTTTGGAAAAAAACCAACGGAGACTTGCTGTATCTCGATCATATTTGTGTGTCAGAGATACAATTCAATCCCGTTATGGGTTTTCGCCTGATTGGCGCGCTTCCTTTTCGACAAGATTTAATTACAATGCTAGATGGTGAAGCGTTCGAGCTTTATTACACCGAATGCGGCCCCAAAAACGAGGCGTGCATCAACGGTGTTTTAATGCACCGTTTCGTGGATTGCAAAATAGACGATAGACGTATACCGAATGCCGTTGAGGCTAACGGGAACATGCTAAGGATCAAAATAGCCTTTACCTGCGATATTGAAACTCCCAACTGGGGGACAATATCATGACACACATTACGCAAAACGGCACAGAATTAGAATTGCGCCCCGTGTCGGATTTCCTCATTACAAAGGTGCGTGCCCAGGTACAAGCAGAATTTGAAAAAGAGCACGGCGCTATGCCAGAGCGGCCCACCTACGAGATCAAGTGCGGCGGCGGCCCGTTTGGCAATTGGACCGAAACGCGCACGCACACCGAGAAAACCATACTAGACGGCACAGAGGAAGAAAAGGCGCTTTGGGCGCGCTATATTGAACTAAGGCGTGAGCTTAACGGGCTGGTATGGACGCGCACGGCGCGCGTTTATCTACTGGATGGAATGCCGGACCCGCCCGAAAACGGCTGGGTAGAAAAACAAGAGCGGCGCGGGCTCGAAATACCAGAAGACCCAGACGAGCGCAAAATGCACTGGATAGAAACCGAGGTCGTGGTTTCCAATCAGGAGTTAATTTGGCTGGTTAAGCTCATCCAGGGTCAGAGCAATTTTACAGAGGCGGGGCGGCAATTAGCCGCCGATACATTTCGACGTGCGATGGAACAAATCGGACGGCTGGACGCTATCACAAATTCGTGAGGTGTTAGCAAAAGCGTCCGGATCGCTAGGCAGTTGGTATCATAATCAACAGTTCACCTACGACCGGGCGGCCTACGCCTGGCGCGTTCCACTCCATATCTGGGACGAATTGAGCGACGAGCATCGCGGCAGAATGGTCGAGGTATGGAAATCAGAGCGCACTATGAGTGATTGGATTGCATACTTGAGCAGGCCAAAAGAGGAGACATGACGGACGGCGAGCGAATAGGGCTAGAAGCCGTACTCCTGGATGAACAATTTCAAGCCGGGCTAGACCGCTACCTGGCCGGGCTTGATGCTATGGAGGCGGCTACCGGCGAGGCGAAATCTGGCGCTATGCAGATGTCGCAGGCGCTCAAGGGGGTTGATACGTCTATTGAGGAATCGGCCCAGAGCAACGTTGAGTTGGCCGCCAGCGTTGAGCTTGTCGAAAAAGCCTATTCACAAGCCGAGGAGTTGATCCGCTCCGGGCTGGGGCTGGCAGAACTGGGCGCTAATTTCGACCGCCAGCAAGCGCGCTTTGAGGCTTTTGCTGAACAGGCCGGGGGCGCGGCTGCAAACCTTGAAGCGTTCCAGCGCGGCGCGGGCGGGACCGTCAACAAGATGGAGGCCATGACATCGGCCTCACAGTTGTTGCAGATGGGCATTGTCGGCAACGCCGCCGAAATGGAAAAGGTAGTTGAGGCGGCCACCCGACTGGGAGACCAGACGCAAAGCGCGGGCGATAGGGTTAGTGACTTTGCGCTAATGCTTGCAAATACCTCAATTCCCCGTCTCGATGCCTACGGCCTGAGCGCGGGCTATGTGCGCGAGCGCATCATAGAGTTGCAAGAGGCTAATTTTGACATGACGCGAGAGCAGGCGTTTGCCCAAGCCGTGTTCGAGGCCAGCGAGCGTAGCCTGGCGACGCTAGGCGATAGAGTCGAGGACAACGCCGCCAAAATGGAGCAGGCGCGGGCCAAGATCGAGGACACACGCATTGAGGTTGGACAAAAGCTGGCCGGGGCTGCAGGGGTGGCCGCTGGGACTATCGCAGAGATGGAAAGCTCAACTATCGCGCTGGTAACAGCCATGACTGGCGCGTTTGGCATTGCTACAAAATTCAGCGGGGGCCTGGGGCCGCTCATTGAAAAATTGGGCACATCTGGCAAGGCCCTGGGCGCGCTAGGTGTAGAGCTTGCCATTTTGGTAGCTGCGCTTGAACGGGCAGATGCACAATTTGAAAAAATGGAAAAGGCCCAAGACGCCGCCCGGGAGAGCGGCGCGGGAGTTGCCGACGGGCTAAAAGACCTGACAGCAGGAAGTACGGCGTGGGGCGCGGAAATAGACTCTATCGCCGCCAAGATGGAGCAGGCAACCGAGAAATACAACAAGAATATTGTCACTGGCGGCATCCTGGGGGATATGTTGGGCACTGACGCGGAATTTGCCGCCACGATGGGCGCTGCGGTCTCTGCGCTTGATCGGGAAATACAGGAAGGAACAGAAAACTATAGTCAATACATAACCCAGGTGGAGCTTGCCAATGAGGCGCTAAAAGAGACGGGCCAGTCTATCGTCGCCGTGGACCAGGCCTCATTTGAAATGCACAAGCGCATTCAGCAATCCAAAGTAGATTGGGAAAACTTGACTAACGCTGAACGCGAAAATCAAGAGGCCATCATGGATTCAATTCAGGCTACGCAGGGGTTGACCTGGGCTGAAATTGAAGCGAAAGCCGCCCGCGAGGCCGACATTGATGCCATCAAGATGACCGCTGAGGAATTAAAGGCCGTTGACGAGGCCATGTCCGCAGTGGATGCCAAAATGTTCACGCTGATAAAAGCCAAAGAGGACGGCGTGATTGTCACCGATGAGGAAGAGGCGGCGCAAAAACGGCTCGTATGGGCGCTTGAGGAAAGCAGAGAAAAACAGGAAGCTTATCAACAAAAACTTGAGGAAACGCGCCAGCGGCAAGAGGAAGCCGCGCAGGCCGCGCAAGAGCACACGGTTGCATTATTGGAACAGGCTGAAGCCCTGAGCGACGTTGACGCCGCCGGAGCCGCAAGCGCGGCGATAGATGGCCTGAACCAATTGCTTGACGAGGGCGCGCTGTCGCTTGAAGAATATCAAGAGCTTGTGCGCGGCGTTCAAGACGATTATGGCCTGGTTGGTGAGGAAGGGCGCGCGCTGGCCGAGGGCATGGACGCGCTAAACGCCAGACTTGCAAGCGGTACACTTTCGATGGAAGACTACCGGGCGCAATTGGATGCACTCATTGATACACAAGTTGGTTCCATTGAAGCTACAAAAGCGCAGGCCGAGGCTATCAAAGAAGCTGAAAAAGAAGCCGAGCGCGCGGCCAAAGAGGTCGAAAAAGAGGCTGAACGCCAGCGCAAAGAGGCCGAACGCGATGCAGAGCGCGAGCGAGAAAAGGCTGAGCGAGAGGCCGAAAAGCTAGCCGAAAAAGTGGCGCGTGATATAGAACGTGAAATGGAGGCGGCGGCAAAGGCTGCCGAGGAATTGCCAGGCCGACTCTTTGACGCGCTTTCTGGCCTGGGCCAGACGGCCATGAAGACGCTAGAGGATGAGCTGAAGCCGCTAGACGAGGAGCTAAAAACAGTAGATGAGTCGCTAGAGCAATGGCGGCGGGCGCTTGAAGACCCTACCGCCGACCTCGAGGACCAGCAAAAGGCGCTCCAGCAAATCGGCGAGCTTGAGGCGGAACGCGCCAGGTTGGCCGCCGAACGCGCTGAACAAGAGGCGCGGATTGCAGAATTTCAAGAGGCGCAGCAGCAAATGCAGCTCTTGCAACAGCAACTTGATTTGATGAAACTGGTACAAGAACACGGCCTCGATGCTCAAGAGGTGTTGGGGGGGCTAACGGCTGACGCCAGCGCATCCGAGATCGTAGAGGCCACAACAGCAGCGATGCAGCAGATCATTGAGCAGACGCAGGCCGACTTGAACTTTGGCGGCTCGTCTGCCACAACGATGACGCAAGCGCCTGTTTTTGCGCCGCCCACGATGGCCGGCGTCAGCAACAGCACGCAAAACACATTTCAACTGGGCGGCAATAATATCAACAGCGGAATGGACGAGGCGCAATTCGAGGCTATGATCCGACGCGTATTGGCAGAGGCGATACCATGACCAGTTATCCACTGTTAGAATTTACAGACGGTACGGCGGCAGGCACGGTTTCATTGCTTGAGCCATTTTTCAAAGTCGAATCGCGCCGCATGACCATCGTCCAGGCCAAAGGCGGCGGGACGTGGCAAAGTTCCCCGCTGGCCGAGGGGCGACGGCTGGTGAATCGCCAGCGCGGCAACGCGATTGAGACTATAGAGTTGTCAGCCAGCGCCGCTACGCAAGACAGTTGGGCGCATCAGTTGCAAGAACTTGAACGGCTGATGGAAAAAGCCGTCCAGTATTGGACTGCCGCGTGGCAAAATACTCCCGTGTATTGGGTAGACAAGGCGGGGTGCGAGACCGAAAGACGCTACGCGCTCATCTATGATTATGCTATTCCTGGCCTGGACCAGATTTTGCGCGAGCCATTCGCTGGCAAGACGCCAGGCATGGTCAACTTTTCCATTAGTATTGAGCGCGGTAACTGGCTGGCAAATCCGCCAGGAGACGAAGCCTGCATTGAAATCAGCGGGATGGGCGGCGAGGGTCACGAAACCGACGATATTTTCTACCCCGTGCTGCATAGCGATGACGGAAGTTATGACAATAGCCCGGCCATGACGCTGACATCAAACTCAAACTATATGGGCAATGCTATTGCGAACCTTGAATATGACGGCCTGGTGCGCTTTCAGAACGTGACCATTCCGCAGGGCAGTATCATCACGACAGCCCTTGTGCGCTACGAGGCGGCGGCCAACGACGGCGGCGCGCCAGTGCTGTCCGTTAAAGTCCAGGATGATGCCGATACGGATACTCTAACCACGACAACTGACTGGGAAGCCCGCGACCTGAGCGCGGGCATTGCGTGGAATCCTGGGGCCTGGGTGATGGGAAATCAATATGACACGCCCAGCCTCGTGAGCCTGATTCAACTCATCATCAACAAGCCTGATTGGCAGTCAGGTAATAGTATCGTCGTTGCCGCCGAAGATAATGGCTCGCCGCTGAATATACACCGTGAGTTTTATAGTATCGTGGACGGCGTAGGCGCTCCGGCAGAGTTGCACATTACCTATATCTCATCCAAAGGCGCTGGGCGCTCCGCAACGTGCGACGCTGAAGTGTACATAGCCAACAAACACAATTACAAGGGCCTGACACATGTCTGGTATGACGACGGCGGCGTGTTTTCGGCCAATCTGCTAGGTTCTGGGACGCCGTACAATCTCTTGCCCGCTGTGCCAGCAGTCAACGATGTGCTATATTTTGGCATTGAAGATGGCCCGCTGAGCAGTATCACGGGCGGCGGCCCGTTTTTCTCACTCGTTTTCGATTTGTCAGCCGGGCAAACAGGCTGTACATTTGGCAATGGTTGGGAATTTTGGAATGGCGGCGCGTGGGCCGCGCTGACCGTGGCTGACAATACAGACGACGGCGGTCAGCCGCTCGATACCACGGGCGTCAATTCAGTGCATTGGCAAGAGGAAAGTACGTGGGCCGCCAACGCCGTGAACGCCGTCACGGGCTACTGGGTACGCTTGATCGTCACGGCGGCGGCGGCGCCCACGCCCCCGACACAACAGAACCGCGATGTGTATACCACTCTCTGGCCTTACGTAGAAACAGACGAGGGCCAAGTCCTGGGCGACATTGAGGCGCTTTTGCGCGCTGCGCTTGACAATCAGGCGCGTTACGGTACGGACGCTGACATTGCGCGCGTCATTATGGCTCTGCGCTCCAACGAGCGGGGCTTAAATTTCACGCCGTATCTGAACTGTAGCGACCAGCAAGAAATACCCGCCATAGATGCAACGGCTGATGCGCCCGCCACCATTACCACGAGCGCCCAGGCTCCCACTGAGCGCATAGGGCGCTGGTCTCCTGGCGGGGCGGTAGCGATGGCGCGCCGGTGGAAATGGACGTTTCAGGACGTTGGCTCAAGCGTAATTAACCCCACATTGCAATGGTACGGTTCGTACCACGCATTTGCCCGCGTAGATCAAACGGCGGGGGCGGTGGATGATTTTGAACTCCAACTCACTATTGACATTGGAGACCAGACTTACAACAGTAGCAATAGCCCGGCGTCGGTGAAAGACGTTGACTTTCCTGAAATCGTAGACCTGGGCCGCATTGACATCCCAGACGGCACGGGGGTATTGACGGGCGACGAGCGATTGGAAACGCTCATTATCGAGATTCACGCCAGCTCACAAGGCGCGGGCACGCTTGATTTTTACGACCTGATTCTAATGCCCGCTGACGAAATGTTGATAGACGCTCAGATCAAAACAGAGAAAACAGACGGCGGCGCAGTGGCGCAGGATGAGACTTTGAGCATTGATAGTACAACCAACCCAAAGGCTACCATTCGCTCGCTGACGCGCGATACGACCGGGCGCGTGCTGTCCATCTGGCGCACGAAGGGCGCGCTGGCATTTCTACAGAGCAACGCCGACCAGCGCCTTTGGTTTTTGTTGATGAACTGGGACACCGGGGGCACAACTGACGGCTGGGCTGGACGCTTCTCGATGGGCGCAAGAATGCAGGCATTCAACAACGCGCGCTACCTGTCACTGCGGGGCGAGCGATGAGTCACAAACAAGAGTTTTCGCCCACCATCACGGCGTTCAATCCCATCATTGGCGGTTCGCCAGACAATTACATATTGCCAGGGACGCCCGTATTGCCCACGCTCGCCAGGCAAATCGAGAACTATTCGCACACTATCCAGGCGATTGGCGGTTACTGGTCTGCGCAGTTCAAGATCAATACCAATCAACGCGAGCTTGAAAAATGGATCACGGAAGGTTTAGGCAGGCACATCGAGGTAACAGATAGCGCAAGCGTCATCATCTGGGAAGGATTTGTCAATAAGGTGAGCACGTCCATTGGTCCGCTTGATTTTGTAGCGGGTCCTATGATGGACGTGGATAACGACGTTGATTTAGAGTACACGACGCTCGACACGACGGGCGTTACACCGGTATTTGGCGCTCAGAAACAATTGAGTCAGGATGATACTGATTCTATTGCAAAATATGGCTATTGGCCCACGTCCCTATCGGGCGGCGACATCAGCGATGCGCGGGCAGCCGATCAACTCGCCACCTATTTATTAGAAAATGCCTATCCAACAAATTCAAAAAGCGTCAACCTGGGCAGCGCCAACGCCCCGCAGGTTTCGGTCGAATGCCTGGGCTACATTTATATGTACGATAAAATGCCCTACGATGCGGCGGCGGGTGTGGATATAGACCTGTCGGACAAAATAATAGCCGTGCTGGATGCGCAATTAAATGACGTGATTGACACAAGCTGGTCGAGAATTACGAGCAACACTCGCCAAGTAGCGCCGTATGAAAATAGACAAAATAGCGGCTGGCAGGTAATAAAGCGTCTACTATCGTTTGGCGACGCATCATACAACCGTTACCTGTTTGGAATTTATGCTAATCAAATGCCCGTGTACGAACAGGCTCCAATGACGCTGGAATACCAGCAACAATTGAGTGACCCGGAGCAAAAAATCACCACCCTGGGCGGGGGGCGCGTGCTGCCCTGGCACGTGTTGCCTGGCAAATGGCTGGCATTTTCCGACTTTTTGGTGGGCGAGGCCGAACCAGATGACTTGCGCCAGGACCCCCGCGCCATGTTCATCGAATCAGTGACGTATACTGCGCCCTGGGGATTGCAATTGCGCGGGGGCAAAACTGACACGTTTGCTCAAAAATTGGCGCAGACTGGATTAGGCACAAAGGCGGCATAATGCAAAAAAATAATCCTGAATTAATAGAGAACCTCACGCACTATTTTGTCACGCGCCAGGAAGTTCATACTGGCGGCGGCGGCGTCTTGCCAGCCGCCGGAAATCAATATTACCACCTGGAAGATAATGGCGTGACGTGGGTCAGCGTCAATGACCTGACGATGAACGATGACGCCTATATTGGCCTGCCCGGCGGCGGACGGCTCGTATTTGATTCAACGCCCGCGCCCGACCAGATCGTGCTGACCAGCGGCGACTTAAATCTGAACGGCGGCGACCTGTACGTGCCAGATAATGCCGCTGATGCGCTGACGCTATACGACGATGGCGGACTGAATTATCTACGTATCATTTCCACCAACGCGCAGCCCGTGATAAAATTCAACGATGGCGGCCTTGACGTTGATTTTCACGTCGAGGCCACTGGTGTAGCCGATGCGCTCCAGGTGCAAGGTTCTGACGGTCAGATTACACTGGGCGCTCTTGGCGCAGGAGCCGTGCAATCTAATGTAGGGGGTGTGCTATCGAGCGGTCCGCTTCCGCTTACTGACCTGGCCTCGTGGGCGCAAGGCGCAATTATCCGGGGCGGCGCGGCTGACTGGGAAGCCTACGCGCATCCGGGCGCGGCGGGGTATGCGCTGACAACTGACGCGACGGATGTAATATGGGACCAGACACCTAACTGGTCAGGGTTGCACAATTTTGACGCCGGGCTTGAGGTGTCCGATGACCAGCCATTGAATTTTGGAGACGGCGCGGATGGTGTTGGACAATACGTCAGCGGCAATAATCAGGTAGAATGGACGGGCGTCAACTGGCTATTTGATAGCGTGGACGTTTCTCTAAAGTCATCAAATAGCACATGGCCCACGCTGGAGATTGAAAATACTAATGCTGATGCTTTGAGCGGGCGCTTGCAGTTTTACAAAAACGGCGCCAGCCCTGCTGATGACGATGACTTGGGAATCATAGAATTTTATGGAGACACTTCTACTGGCGCTAAAGGCCAGTTCGCATTTATCCTGAGCGAATCATTAGATGTCACAAATGGCGACATAGGCGGCA